TTCCTCATCGACCGCGTCCGATTCGAACACCATGTCCATCGGAGCAACGGGCGCCGTCCCGCAGGGCTGGATAGACATCTTCAGAAAACAGCAGACTGGAGGAGTGATAGATCTCCACCCCGCCACGCGGAGGAAATTCATACAGTTCGGGGCGATGGCAAAACGATATGGCGATGGCATAGCTCAATATTTCTTTCTCAGGAAAGCCACGCAGGAGCTAAACCTGCCCGCCCGTGATATCATCGATTCTTTTTGGAAGGCCCATCAAGCGGAAGTCGGCCCGAATATTCAAAAGAACTTCGAGAATAGGTTAAGCGGTTGGCAGCAAAAAACCGGGGATGTAAACAAAGAGCCCGGCACATAAGGGGAGAGCGAATCTGATGGACATGAACGCGATAATCACTGGCCTCCGGGACGGCATCGCCGTCGATGAAACGATAAAATCATGGTGCCTCGCCGCCTATTCCAAGGTTCACACCGTCTGGGTAGGCATCGATGCGCGGGACCTTCCGCCCGCCGAAGCCTTCCCGATCATCTCTATTTATCCCCTCGCCCGGAAATCGGGCAACGGTCAGGAGACGATCATTCATCACGTCGGCATTTCGGTGGGCGTTTTTGATGAGACCAAGGCCGTCGGTCCCTATGTCCCGCCCGGAGGCGCCGATCCGGATGACGAAACCGCCCCGGCGACGATCACCGAGTACGCGGGCATTCAGAACGTCGAGTCCCTGCGAAAGCTCGCGGCTGACGCGGTGGTGGCCGTCTTGGAGGAAACGCTCCATCTCTCCGTATCGGGACTGGAGGTAACCTGTGAGTCTATCGACACGTTCCCCTATTTTTTAGCCGACATGGCGATAAGCGCCGATCAGTATTTGAGCCAGGGCGACGATTTCTTTCAATAAGGAGGCAAGCGATGCCAAAAGAACCGAACACCTATTATGGAAAGATATGGATCAGGTGTACCCTCGATGAATGCCCCCCCGAACCGGGCCGCACGGACGTGCTCCCGTCCTGCATGAGTTGCACGGCCGCCGAGTCGGCCATCGTGGACCTCGACGACAGGATCGTGGAGGTGATCCATGGCGGCGGCAAGGATCCCGGCTCCATCCCGCCTCCGCCGATCAAAGCAGACAAACCAGCCCCGGAACCCGGCCCGGCCCCTGCCGAAACGGCCCCGGAACCAATAACCGACACCAAGGAGGAATAGACTATGGCATTCAATACGGTACCTCTTCACGGCAAAGTCTCACGCGCCCGGAAAAACGGCGTGAACATCGCGTTTTCCGCCGATATCAGCCTCAACGTCAAGCTCGATACGGCGGAACAAAGCTCCCAGGGCGACAATTGGAAGGCGTTCTGTGCGGGCATGGGCGAATTCGACGGGACCATCAAGTTTTACTTCGTGCCCGGCAACACGGAACAGAAGGCCCTCCAGGATAACATCATCGCGGCGGGCCCCGGAACGGTCCTTACCGATGTCTCGATCGTGCCCGACGGTGGGACTACGGCGAACCAGTTCACGGGGAACATCATCCTCACGAGCTTCGCCCTCACCGCGAACATGGGGGCCGTCGTGGACGTGACCTACACCTACAAGGGCACGGGCGCGCCGGGCTTCGTCACGAACGGGACGTAAGGGGGCGCGGCATGTCCGATATCGCGGCACCCAGCCACGGGAAATACGGGGCCATTTACCGGCTCCGTCCCAACAATTTTGTGGGCTCCGGCCTCAATGACGCCACGTTCGGGACGGCCTTCGACCTCCTCGCCGCCGGCATGTTCGAGGTCCAGATCGACGGAGTAAGCGCCACCAACACGTTTAAATGGCGCAAGAACGGCGGGTCCTGGACGACTGGCGTCGCCATGACGGGCGCAGCCCAAACGCTCTCAAACGGCCAGACTGTCACCTTCGCGGCCACCACGGGCCACACGGTCGGCGGTCAGTGGACTATCGGCCACCTCGTGGCCGAAGCCTGCACGCCCTCGGGCAAGTCCGCCCAGATCACGGACATCACAAAGCGGACGCTCAACCCCTCCGCGCTCCCCGCCTTCACCGACTCCGGAGGGGCGCTTGTCCAGTGGATCGACACGTCGAGCGGCACGGCCTGGTTCGACAAGAACGTCTCGACCGTGACCGTCACCGGGAAGAATGGGTACCTGCCCGCCGCCGCCCTTCAAAAGATGGGCTACCTCATTGATTGGGCCGCGAACGTGAAGGTGGACGTCCCCGAAACTTCCGCTATGGGCGATAACTGGAAGTCCTTCCTCGCCGGGATGGGCGGAGGCGACGGCACGGCGAACGCCTATTATATCGGCAACGCGACCCTCTTCGAGGAGCTGCAAGCCGCGGTGAACGCCACGGAGAAACAGTGTTTCTTGCAGCTTTTCACCTACGACCCCGATCAGGACGGGACCGGCTCCCATCTCAACGTCTGGGTGCTATTCAACGCCTGGGGCGTGAAGGCCGCGATCAACGAAGTGGTGAAGGAAAACATCGGCTTCAGCTTCGAGGGGAAGCCGGGATATGTAGCAAACACATAAAGGAGGCAGGGCACCTATGGCTACAAAACTCAACATCTTCGGGCTTTATGATCCAAAATGGTTCGATTTCAAGGAAGGCTCGCGCCTTCAGATCAGGCG